ATCATCCTGATCACTGGCGTGCTATCGACTTTAAGAAGATGGTTGGCTATCGTACGGAGGGACCTCTTAGAATGTTAATCTACGAACTTCTTTCTAACAAGGTGGACTACGGTATTGTGATGGGGAACTACCGTTGGCCGAGTGGAAGTTCAATGACGAAGATCAAGGTTCTCAAGTTCTGTCATACGGAGCGCCCTTACAAGGAGCTTCCCAGCGACTGCAGCTTCCTGATTTCTCGTCAGACCCTTGGCAAAAACCTCGGAAGCATCGAAGGCGTACCTTTTAGGTAAACATCCTTACTTGCTTTCGCCCTTCGGGCGCCCGACTTTTAATTAATCGACGTAGAAGACGTTGTTTAATTGCGAACGACCTCTGTATTTTAACGAACAATTTTAAAAATAACTTTTTAAGTCAAGAGTTTTTTCTACAGGCTCAATATATTGCTATATGGATGCTACAATCCAGAAGAAAGCAGTTAAGCTAATTGATAGCAAGAAACCTGTTGTAGAACATTTACAGGAGCGTTATAAGAAGATTGTTAAGTTTTTGAAGAAACCTGAACAGAGAAAACTAATTAAGTCTGATCGAGCCTTGATTGTTAATGCTGTTAACGAGCTACATCGGAAACTTGGCACCCTTCTTGCTACAAATAGGAAGATTGTTGATCAGTACAAACTTCGTGACTATAAAGATGAAGGTATTCCCGGTGTTTCCAATTTGGTAAACTTCTCTTTTGAAAATCCCGATATCCTTAATGTTGCACAGTTCAGTAACTATAACTACCGATATCTTGAAGCAGCGCGTATGGCATTTGTAATGCTTGATAGCTCAGATGAAAATGAAAGGGACCTTTTTGATATTTCAGCCGAAGACGAAGCCGATTATTACAAAACACTTGGAGAAAAAGTTAGAGATAAATTACTTGAAATCCCTCCAATTGATAATATTAATGCTGCTACAAACTCTACTACATTCTGGCAACTGTTTACAGTATTAGTAGAATCTTTTGCTCAACCCACAGGAAATATCGATATTAATATTCTAAGAAGTTTTCAAGAGGTTACCGGAGGAAAATATTTAACAGGAATGCGCAAGAAACAACAGGGACAGAAAGGTGGTGAACAAAAAAAAGGTAATACTCAGAGGAAACAACAAGGTAATAGTCAGAAGAAGCAACAGCAACAACAACAGCAAAAGAAGAAAGGACCACAGCTCTCAGTATATGAAAAAACTTTAGGTAAACTTACCATTGGTGGAGCAACTCTCAAGAAATATCTTGATAACTTCTGGCGTATTAAGATTAGAAAACTAAACACCGATAATCCACAGGGTATCCAACAATTTATTCAATCTCTTATTGATGATGAACCAGCAGAATTGCCTGATAGCTTTGGAGGAAGCATGCCCCCATATGTACGATCTAATTTCATTGGCCCTAATGATAAAAAGAATATTATTAATAAGTTTAAGAAAAGCTTTGCTTTGGCAATAATTAAATTTTCGTTTGATGATAAGAAGAATAGTTCAGTAATGTGGAATGGTGATAATCAGGTCAGTGGAGATCAAGTAGAAGGACTTTTCAAAGAAATTAGTAGAAAAGGCGGTGATTTCGAAGCATTGCTAAAAGAAGTCAGAGAAAGTGGGAAGAAAAACCCAGATGACATAGTCAGAAACATTCTTTTTAAAAAAAAGAAGGATAAAGGTAAAAACAGTAAAGAGTCTGGAAAAGAAGCTGGATGGATCAGTATAGATAAACTAGAAAAGGAACTATTTAAGGATAGTTTTATTTTTATTGAGAAAGATAGAGTAATGAATCATAATATTGATAAGTTTATTGATGAATACAAGGTAGCAGAGATAAACTATTTCTCAGATTCTACCTTCATGGATCAAAAACAGTTTCGAGAATACCGTGAGGAAATTCTACTTTACTACATCGGTCTTACAGGACTTCTAGCAAAGATTACTTACAATACTATCGCAGAACTTAGTGAAACCTTCTCGATTCAACCACATGAACTCAAAAAAATTTCGAACAGTGGTCCTGTTGCTGCACCTGTTAGCGGTAACGCCAACGAAGGTTACACTCTATTAAAGGACGAGGACAAGAAGAAGGTTGATCAGATTTTAGCTAGGATTCAGGAGCTAGAGCAGGAAGATAACCCACAGGATAAACCGAAGATCGCTGAGTGGAAGGAGAAGATTCGGCAGATGTTAGAAAAAAGGTCTTTGGAACATCGTGAAAAGAAGGCAGCTAACAAGGCCAAGAAGGCTGCAGCTGCTGAAGCTAAGAAGAAGAGCTCTGAAAATAAAAAGAAAAATAAAAGGAATAATAAAAATCGTAACAACCGGAGTAGGAACTAGATCTCTGGAACTTTGGACTTAAGCTTCTTGGCTTCCATTAACTTTTCAGCATGAATCTTACGGATATCGCTAATACTTTTCTTAAGACCGGGACAGTTATGTGTAAACTGCTGTCTATGTGCCATGCAATACTTTTTATCGCAATATTCGCAGTAAAAAGGCATTAACTCACGTTTTTTACATCCCTGCATATCGCATCTCTTTTGTTTTTTTCCCATCTTATAAACTTTCATCGAATAAAATTCTAAATCTTCTCAGAAACTACCTGGCAAATAGGTGGGTATAGTTTCTGGACTTGAAGAAACGATTCAAAACCACGCTTGTTAAGATACTGTTTCATATCTTGCATCGGTTTACTGTTGTCATAGTTTCGCGCAGGCATACAGTGGTCTATCTCGTTGGTATAGTCAAGACCTGTAGAGAAGTTGTAGTATTTAAACATCAGATCAACACCCCAGATGAAGGGATTCTCTATGTCGTGAAAAGAGAGATATCGAAAGAAGTCTTCCGGTTTAAGTAGATAACAGTAGAACTCTAGTTGGTTTGTATAGGCAAAAGCAGGAGTAGGTTGTACAGGAGGGACCTTGAACATATAGGGATGTGTTGCATTTTTAACTTTTGGAGAGATTAGTTTAACATCGTACTTTTCCTTGTTGGCAATCAGATCTTTAATTGACAAGGTAGTTATGTCCACATCATCAAGAACCATCAACATATAGTCATAATCAAAGAGCTTGTAGTTGTAGTGATTAGTTAGCCACAGCTCTGCAATGATCCCCTTCTTCCGAAAGATAAATGTTTCGTCAACATAAGGACCAAACCTGGCGTCTAGTTGAAATTCAAGTGAATAATCATTAATAAAGAGATCTATCTTTTCACCAATCTGTTCAGAGATTGTCTTAACATTGTTGTATAAAATTTCCCGCTTTCTATCTAGATTCGGTTCGCCAATGGCTGCTAGGTAGTAAGCAAAGTACATATAGTGAGCTTTACAAAAAAAGTTTGACCAAAAAAACTTAGAAGTGTTCAGGTAAAAGCTTGGTGTACTTCTTCGATGCTTAATCTCAAGACTTGTACTCCACGCTCCACTCCACATGCTAATGCATACTCCGTTACATCCTCCCACCCACAATCGCAGAGCCGAAGGCGATGTAAGACACTGAAGGCGTAGCCAATTCGTGGCGCGCAGCATCCTTGCTAGGATGCGAAGTTATCGTAGAAATAGTTTTTGTCTCCTTAGTTGAACCACGATTTCATATATTTAATAGAGCTGTTCATGTAGCTCATAACTGTGTCAGGGAGACTTGAAGGTGTATGCCTTTCATGATGATAGTGATGAAATTCTATCGGCGTGTTAATGATTTGGAACCCGTCTTCGTTTATCCCTTGGTAGAAAACATCTGTGGGAAGCATCTCGTATCGCATGGTTTCTCCACCACCAAGGCTTGTGGTACGTCTCTTAATATCTATTGGAGGGCTGGGAGGTTTGCTGGGAAGGGAGGTTCCTACTGCTGTTGAAGGCTGTTGCATGGTGAACCCCACCTGTTGCCTGGTGGGTAAAATATCAAGTGCACTGTGGTACGGTGTTGAGTCAAAGTGACCCTCATTATCTGATAGCTCTTCGTCAAAACCGTAACTAAAGAACTCCCCGGGAGAAACATGATCAAAAAGATCTGCATCATCCTCTGCATACGGTTCGTTCAGTATGTTTGTTACTTTCTTACCGGCTCTTGTTGGGCTAAACATACTGTCTATACGCCTGAGAAGATCATTGTCCTCATCAATCGTCGGTCTCAGCCAGACATGATGGAAGAAGTCATCCCAGTTGATTCGATCCTCGGGATCCTTCGTTAAAAGTCGTGTGATTAGCTCTTTACATTCAGGCGAGATAGCCAGATAGCTCGGAAAACGAAACTCCTCTCTCATTAACTTTTTAATAAGTTCCAGGTGATTTCTTGCACAATATGGTGGATTTCCCGTTACCATTTCATAAAGAAGTACTCCGATCGACCATAGATCGGCTTTGATAGTGTACTGCATGTTATTACAAATTTCAGGTGCCATATATAGTGGTGATCCACATAGAGTTTCGATCATCTGGTTCTCCTCTACAATACGGGCAAAACCAAAGTCAGAGAGCTTGACAGTATCCTTATCAGCTAACAATACATTATGTGGCTTAATATCCCGATGCATAATGTTCCTTGCATAGAGATGTTGTAATGCACTTGACATCTGCTGCATGTATTTTCTGGCGTATTCTTCGTTAAGAGGTCTCTTCTTAATGTAATAAGCCAGGTCGCCATGTTTACAGTATTCAAGTATAAGATAAAGATATTCGTCGTTTTCGTCAGTGATAGTGTCATATAGTTTTAGGATGTTAGGGTGATCGACCTGTTTCATAATTTCAATTTCAGCCTTTAGTTGTTCAGCTAACTTTGAAATTGCAAAGAGATCAATCTTTTTAATAGCAACAGGTTCAAGAGTATCTTTATGATACCCTTTAAAGACCTGGGAGTAAGATCCCCGACCAATCCTCTTAGGATAGTAGAGATAGTCACCAATCTCCTTCATCCACTATATAATCTACCAGGATGATATTCCGTCAATAATTACTTTACTTTGTATTTCTATGTTTAGATCTACTACGTGTACCTGAGAGGGCTGTATTTACACAGAAGAAGAAGCAGGGTTCGCTGTAGTTAAAGTATTTGTACTCTCTATTTGCCTCTACCGGATTGGCAATAAGTTTACCATTAGCATCAAGGTTGGTTGCCTCGTTGCGTCCCGGCTTATGTGACCAGTAACCGTTCTTGTCCTGACGGTAGAAGTGATAGTCCTGATCTTCAGTCTTTGGATCGATAGCAATAAACCCTTTATGAAACCCTTTACGACAAGGGGTGTTAAAGTCGGTTTTGTAAAGTGATGGAACATCTTTCTTGAGGCGTTCGTAGAATACTTCACACTTATAGTCAGCTGTTCTTAACGGCGGAAAGTTAGAAAAGTAACCCGGTTGTGGTTTCCCATCACGTTTAGAGGCGATCTTATTGAGAACATAGGCGTAACAGTTATGGTTGTACTTAATGTTATGATTGTCATTCCAACGTTTAGGCTCGTACTTAGGTTCTGAACCGGACAAAGGGCTTAGTTTCTTATTATTTTGTACCTGAAAATTGTTACGTTCTTTCAGAGAGATTAGATACGGAGACTGCATATCCTAATATAATAAACTATTAGGAAATAGTTTATTTTAATTAAAGTTTTAGAAAATATTTTGTTAGTTGAAAGATGTGTACCTTGTGGTAACTGTGCCTAAGATACCGTCAGTTACATCTCCTGACAGAGTGATAGCGAAACTTTCGATGGCACTGTCTCTAAAGTCTGACCAACTAATGCTGTCTGTGACTGGAAGCAGCGACTCAAGAACGGTTGCTCCACCCAGACTGATAGTGATAATCTGTTCAGTTTCCTCGGGAGGATCAGGATATCTATCGATAATGATCGAATAGAAGCCGTCGCCCAAAGCGTTGAGACTAGTAGTGATAGAGCTAGGTTCCGGCAAACTAACAATGTTTGTCGCCCAATCTGCTACACGAAGAGTATCAATAACTGCACCATTAGTCTCTGTACTTGCAGTAAAGGCACCACCGGGGAAGATATGCCGAGTGTTCTCTATCTCTAATGTTGACAAATCAATAACTGAACTGCTTACATGACCTTGACCGAT